CGGTGGTCGCCGTATCATTATCCTCGACCGAGACGCTGCCGCATGGGAGGACAGTCGCTTCATCGGCCACGTCTACTACATCAGCGTCGACGAGGCCACTGCCAAGTTCGGCCCCAAGAAGTGGCACGGTGTCGCTCAGAAGGATTACTTCACCGACTACGAGCGCAACACCGACCGCAGCTACCGCTCCTACGGCGACCAACCTGACCTGCCCAACGAATACCTCTACGTCGAGATCGTGGAGATGTACGACTTCCTGAACAAGGAGCTCCTGTTCTGGTCGTCACAGTGGAAGAACGGTGAGGAACTCCTCAGCAAGGACGCAGTTCCAGTCAACACCTTCGACGGACGACCACTCTCCAACATCGTCCCGTTCTACTTCTCCCGTCGTCCTGACCGGCCGATGGAAGGCTACTCCGCCATGGCCCGCATTTATGATCAGTGTTTCGAGAAGAACATACTACGCACATTCTGGGCCAACGCGGTGCGACGTGATAGCCGCCAGTTCATCTACAAGGAAGGCGCCTTCGACGAGGAAGCGCTGGCGAAGATCACGTCCGGTGTGGATGGAGCGATGGTACCAACAGACAACGACACAATTACCGGCCTGATCGACGTCGTCCCTGTTGTCCCCATCAGCTCCAACCACGCCGCTTACCTCAACTACATTGAAGCTGACTTGAACAAGGGCTCACTGACAGCAGGCTTCACACGCGGTGAGGCGTCCAAGGCGACGGCCACCGAGATCTCAGCCCTCATGCAATACACGTCGTCTGAGCTGGGCAAGATGGCCCGTGACCGCGACGCGACCATCGAGCAGATCGCTGGCCTCTACGTCCGCATGCTGATCCCTCTCGTCGACGACGGTGACACAGTGGTTGTCTCGACTGAGGAGGGCGCAAAGGTCGCCACGGTCGCCAAGCTCGACGCTGACTGGGAGTTCTACGCCACTGACAGCGCAGGCACACCACTCACTGACATGGTGCGGAAGCAGCAGCTCGTTCAGCTTCTTCCTGCCCTGGCACAGTTGGGCGTCCCAGCTGAAGAGATCAAGAGCGAGGTCATCCGCCTCTACGACCTGCCGCCCTCCTTCCTCAACAGCCCAACTGCTGCCGGCGCACCAACCAGCGCCTCGGCTGCAGCGACAGCGGGGGCTCCCGAAACTGAGGCTGCCGTATCTGACGTCATCGGAGGCGCCTGATGCCACTGTATGATGCAGTGTGTCCTCAGCACGGGAAGTTCGAGGCGCTGGCCAAGTGGGATGCGACCATCACCTGCCGCCAGTGCGGTGCGGAGAGCAAGCGGATGGTGTCGATCCCTGCCAAGACAGCCACACTCTGGAACTCGGGATGGAACTCGGGCCTCGAGGGCAGCGGCTTCTACTCCCCTTCAGCTGGACAACACGTGACCAACAAGCGCGAGGAAGAGCGGATCATGAAGTCGCGTGGCTTCATCAACGAGAAGGATCTGGGCGGTGATAACTTTTACAACGACTACATGACTGCCAAGAAGAACGAGCGCGACGAGCTCGATGCGACCGCGAAGACATACAGGGACAATCTACAGAAGTATGATGGGGATAAGATCCGTGCTGTTACGGAGACATTCCCAGCACACGAGATGCTGAAGCAAGCATATGAACATGATGCCAAAACAGGAGATAACTAACATGACACCAAATGAGAAGATGGAACTCGAGAAGATGCGCGCCGAGGCAATGACACGCCAAGGCGAGGTCGAGGCCGCAGAGGATGAGACATACGCAGCAGCGTCCCCCAAGGGCAAGTTCAGCGGCAAGGCTGCGAACTCTCTGGTGGAGGCGACCAACCGCCTGCTCCCCCTGTTCGGCATCGACGAGAAGTATGAGCGCTTCGGCGGTGGGACAATGTCCTCCCTGCCTCCCGCTTTCATGCGCATCCTCACGATGTTCAGCAAGGCGATCGGTGACGCAATCGCCGAGGGCGCTCTGCCTGAGGACGCGATGATCGATCTGACTGTGATCACCGACGACAGCGGCCTTCAGGGCCTCGCTGGTCGCATCGGCATGGCAGCGAAGTCACCTCAGTTCAAGCGCTTTCTGACCAAGAAGACGACGTCAGAGATGCCTGAAGAGGACGAGGGCACAGGTGAGGAGATGATGTCTGAGGAGATGGGCTCCGAGGACATGGATAAACTAATGATGGAGAGAATGTAACACATGTCAGTCAACGCAGCCACGCCCTCAGGGGCACCTGCACAGAATATCGCCGACAGCAGCGGTTCCGTGCAGGAGACACTTTCTACAGGAACCAATGGTGTTATAGGGGCTCAAGGCCTAAATTCAACCGACAGCACGGCAGGTGGCACGGATGAGGATTATGAGCTGTCCCTGGATGAGCTCGTAGGCGCCGACTACGACGACCATCCTGAGCTGAAGGGCGGACACAAGGGCCTGCCCGACTACAAGAAGATCTTGGAGCACCTGCCTGAGAACGGCCGGAAGCTCCTTGGCAACCTCCGTGCAAGCTACACTCAGAAGACACAGGAGATCGCTGACCTCCGCAAGCAGCTGGAAGCCGAGCGTGTCCAACTGGAGCGCGACCGCAAACTGATGACTGAGAGTGAGTTTGCGCAGCACGTCCGCGCACAGGCTGACGCACCACTGCAGCACGATGCCTGGTCAGACGAGGGGCTCCAGGAGCGGATCAACAAGCAAGCCGCACAGATGATGCAGCAGATGCTTCAGCCACTTCAGCAAGATCTGGAGGCACAGCGTCGCCAGGTGGCGTTGGACAGCTTCAAGCAGCAGCATCCCGATCTGACAGCAGACGACATCCGCATGCCTGTTGCCAAGCTCCTGATGGAGCGGCCTGAGCTGAAGCTGGAGGACGCCTACTTCATCGTGAAGGGCCAAGTGGCTCGTCAGCAGAGTGAGGCGGTCAGAACTGCACAGCGTGAGACGCTCAAGAAGACGAGCACTGGCAACGCTGTCCGCAACGCTGCACCTCCCAAGTTCAAGGACGCGTGGTCAGCCTATCAGTGGCACAAGACAAACGGTGGTAAATGAGCCCACTCTTCGTCCATCCCGTAATTATTTGCTTCACATTACTGAATAATATGAAAGAAGCAGATACATATCTACATAACAGTGCAACTTCTCCCGACTGCCACTTCAGAACCGAAAGGTCACCTGCTGTGGAAACTGGTGAAAGCGGAGCCGATGAGGCCAACCGAACCGTCAATCGCACGCTTATGATCGCAATTCCGCGACACAGCACGTCAATCGTTTCAGTCAACTAAGGAGTATTACAAATGCCTATTTCTAATGAACTCCTCAGCTCGACACTGTTCAGCATCCGTGACGGCGAGGTAGACGAGCTCTTCCAGAGAGTTCCCTTCCTCGACTTCGCCAAGAAGCTGGGCGGTATTGAGTATGAGGACGGCGGTATCAAGATCCAGCGCCCCCTCGCCGTGAGCAATCACAGCACCATCACTCAGCTCGCCACCGGCTACGAGCCTGTCTCCCTCGCGGTGCAGGACGTCATGCAGCCCGCTCTCTACGAGTGGTCAGATTTCGTCGCTCCCATCGTCATCACAAAGAAGGAAGAGCTCGAGAACAGCGGTGAGAAGGCGATCGTGAAGATCGTCGAGGCTCGTATGCGCAACGTGATGGGCCTTCTCCGCCGTGAGATCAACCGTCAGCTCGTCGCTGGTAACAGCACCGTGCTCACCTCTCTCGGAACTCTCAATGGTGTCATCACCACGACAGGCTTCCTCGAGCAGGGCGCTCCCACCGCAGCTGGTCAGACAAACACCGTGGGCGGCCTCGCACGCTCCCTTGTCCCTGACGGCAACGGCCTCTTCAACCGCATCTTCGATGCCGGCGCCGCCTTCGGCACCAACGGCATTCGTGGCATGCACCAGATCGCAGCTGAGACAAGCGCACGCGCCCCCATGGGCGAGGTGAAGCTCGTCCTCGCCTCCGAGGCTGGCTATGCCAACTACCGTCGCGCCCTGTTCAACCAGGAGCGCTACATCGACGAGAAGCAGCTGAATGCAGGCTTCATGTCCCTCGCCTTCGGCAATGCCGCAGTCGTTCAGGACGTGTTCATGCCCGACGCCACCGTCAACGGTGCAGGCCTCGCAGCCACCATGTACTTCATCAACTTCGACGGCATCAAGCTGGTCATGCACTCCGATGGCGACCTCGTTGTCAGCCCATTCGAGTACATCCCAGGCACG